CTTTTCTGTAGTCGTTGCTTTTAACTGTGGAAAGTTATGTATGTTTAAATGGTTAAATGCCAAGATTCAATTTACAAATCAAATAAGATTTGACTAGACCAGATCTCACGATGTCGTCAATGCCAAACTCAATACTTTCAAACTCATCCATGTCGTCAATAATTTTCTTGAAGTCCATGATACCAGTTTTCTCATGTGCCTTAATAAGATCACTCTGTGCAGCGTCTCCTGCAAAGATAATTTTACTATTCACACCTAGTCTTGTTATTATACTATCTAATTCATGAAAATTCAAGTTCTCAGATTCATCAACCAAAACTATACTATTATCTATGGTAGTTCCACGAATGAAACTTGTAGACCAGAATGATATAGTATCCTGTGCTTTTAAATTACCATACAACATTTCAAATGATGCATCATCAGGCATCTCAAACATATAACGCACCATGTTCTTATATGGTATCTGATATAAGTTTGCCTTGTCCTCATGGTCGCCAGGTAAAAAACCAATCTCTCTAGTAGGAACTAATGACCTAACAATATACAACTTATTGTATGGTGTGGATTCATCTAGAATACTTTTGAGTGCAAGATATAGTGTAATAAATGATTTACCTGTTCCTGCTGCACCGAACAAGAACATATGCTTATTATTCTGCCATGCCTCATATACCTTCTCCTGTGCGGGTGTGAGAGGTTTTATGTCTATTAAGTGGTCTGCTCCTATTGGTTTTTTTCTCATTTTTCTAGACGATAATCCAACCATTGTTGGTTGCTTCTTACTTTTAACTGGCATTACTTAAGTGCGTCGAATTTAGCATATGGATGATGTTTCTTGACGTTGTTTAAACGATCTTTAAAACCTTGTGGAAGTTTGTTTTGATAATCACCAATTTCCCTCACAGCAGACATAGTTCCTGCTTGCCAATTCTTTTCCCATTCTGGATTCTCTTCTCTCCACTTCTCATATGCTGAAATAGTAAGGTTCAATTCTTTCTCTTCACCTGTGGTGTAATTCTTTACTGGATATACTGGCATTACTTATACTCCCAATTCAATGCGTTTGTACATACAGGAAACTCCTTCTTAAAAATGTCCCTTACTTCTTTTACTATGTCCATATGTTCTTTTTGTGTTCCATGTGCACTACGTAAATCTATATAGTGAATCCATGACCGAACACTTCCTGTCATGTATATACGGGTCGGAGTTGCTAACGGGAGAACAAATCTCGCACATTCCTTCGCAACACCCTCACGTATGAGTTCGTTGTAGAGATCAATGCCCTCAGCGAAATACCTTTTAATCTGGTCTTGTAACCTTTTCGTTTGTTCTTCTGGTATGTCATCATTACTATTCTGACGATTTTTTAAGTCCTGACTACGAAGATCAGGCACTTCAATTTCTCCCAACAGATTAGTGTTTGCATAACGCTGACTAAACTCTTGGAATGTAAATGATCTATGTCTTAATATTTGTGCTGCTATACCCCTAGTCGTTTCTATTTCGACTGTCATGTGTGCTTGCTCGAAAACTGACCAATGCCCATGTTTTATACAATAACCTAATAGTCCTGCTACTGCGGGATTACTTTGATTATTTGGATTGCTTACTCTCGCTATGTAACCCATCTGCTTCTCTGCATCTGGAGTCACTGTCACTAGTTTTACTTTCATGTTTTCGGAATAGTTTTGCATATAACACTTCTTGTGCTGTATACAAATCAGGGTTTTGTTTCGCTCTTTTAATTAAGATTTTTGCTGCTTTTCTACTCTTCATGTAGGTATTTATGCGTATGGTCGTGTAACGCATCAAATATTTCGTCAGCGAGGTCATCTAAATCCTCGGTATCAGACTCAAACTTGAAGTCATCAGGTTTTCTTTTCAGTGCCTGATCCGCTAGTTTTGAGATATGATTTTTTATCGAAGAGGGGTGGAGAAATTCCTCCGTTACACCATCCGATATCTTTGATTCTGGATCCGTCTCTGAGTTTGTCATAGTAGCAGTTAAATACGTCCATTTTGACACCCATCACTATATCATAGTGATCGGCAAATTCTTCGCTACCATCCTTGCGATCAAGGTAGGTAACTATCCAAGCATTTGTAGGCAACTTCTTGTCTGCCTTTTTATCTTGAGTGCAATCAATATGTAAGAAGGTAAGTTGATACTTGTCGGCAACTTCTTCTATTTCCTGATTACCCTCCCAGATCATCCTCTGTTTCCCCATTCTATTTGAGGGAATGCTTCAGCAACCACTGCCTTAGTAATACGATACTTAGATTGTATATCGTTATTGCATGCAGATACTAATAAATTTGCTTCATCAGCGTGTAAACCCTCTAGGAGTTGTACAAACAACTGTTCGCGTCTCATACCCTTAATAGATGCGTCACCGCCCTTAAAGAACCTGTAGAGACCTCTATACTCTTGTGTTAGACGAGTATGCTCTGTTCCTGCAGGAGCGTCATTAGGTGTAAAGGGAACTTCACCTTCTGGTAGTAAAAACTCTAATGAGTCGTCAAAATTGATGATTAACAAAGAACGAAGTCCTTGACTATTGTACTCTTGGAGTAACTCTACCTTTTCTTTTTTAGTTTTAGCAGAAGATACTTTTTGGAGTATTTCAGTTAATAATGCATCTTTTGGTAATTTTCTTGGTGCCATTTCAAGTCACAGTTTGTATAATTATATCAGTCTTCGTCGTCTTCGTCAAGTAGGTCGTCTGGATCTGTAAAACGAACTGCTAAGAGTTCTTCTTCTACGTATGATCCATTGCCATCTAAAAACTCTGGATGAAGATTATCCAACTGACGTTTGTGTGTGTGGGTGTCCACAGCGGATTTATAAATCCAACCTATAATACCGCCCATGCCGAATGTGATTATCATTCCTACAGCGGAGAAAAATAGGATTATGTTAGTTTCCATTTGCGTTCCTCAATAAGTCTATTCTGAGTCGAATTGACCACCTAAAGAAAAAGAAGGTGCGATCAAACCAACTGGGTTTACGTCTCCTCCTGCTTCTTGGAAGCATAACTTCTATGCCTTTATTTAGTTCGTATTCTTTTACGTCTTTTCGGTTTCTTTGCTTGTTCGTAGTTCCACGCATCACTCAGTATTCCATATAGAAATTTTCTTATTTTACGAGCATCGTCAGTTGTTAGATTGGGATATGCCATCTTAATGTCCTGACCCCCATGCTTTATGTAGTGGTCGAGATCGTCTATAGTGCAGGATATGTTCCCTGCAGTGCCAGATTCTACAAATCTGGTAACATCGCTTTTCTTGAAATTGTTTTCCTCAAGATATTTTGCCATATTGAACGTATTACGACCTGTCTTAAGAATTGCTCGGTCATAAACCTCTTCAATAATGTCAACTAGAGTGTCTTCTGGATCCATCTAATAAATTGTGTTCTTTTAAGTATTTTACTGTATCGGTGCAACCACCTAATTTTTTGTTATTTAGAAGAACTTGTGGGAAAGTTGAGTTTCCTCCAAATTCCTCATAGAAGGCAAATCTGTCAAAATGCTCATCTAACTTGTATTCACGGTATTTAAAATGACATAAATCTAAAACTTGTTTGATCTGGGTGCAGTAAGGGCATCCGTCCTTTGAATACACTGTGAAGTTCATTCTGGATTAGAGTCTAAATTCTTATTTAGTTTTTCCTCCCTCTCTTTTTCTTTCTTAAGTTGTCTATTAGTCCAGATACCAACTGCTATGATACTGAGATATGCAAGTGTGTCATCTAGCATAACAAGAAAGAAAATTGTAGATCCACCAAATCTGATCCACTCAGGAAATGGTTTTATGAGTCTGCCACCCCATTTACGGAATGTACCCTCAAATTTGAAGTAGAGGATAATAAGTGCTGTAATCACGAATTCTGAATATGGTACTACAAAGTAACATGACAGAAATATGAAAAGTGGCCAATAATGCCTTTCATCGACTTTTTTAACAAGGTCGAAATATTTTTTAAGTAACTTTTTAATCATAAAAACCTATACGTAAAAAAATGCCCAGAATTTTTTTTCCGACTTTCTGGGAAACTAAAAGTCGATTTCCCATACAGTATAGCATAAAAAAAGAGGGTGTCAAACACCCTCTGAATTAATCTAGATATATGCGACCTAGAATGTATACTTAGCACCAACTTTAACACCGTATGCATTGTCGGCAGTCTCGTCTGTAAGAAGAGATACTTCACCGTATGCACCGATTGAATCAGTTAGATCTAGAGAACCACCAACGTAACCAATGAAGTCTGTTGAAGACTCACCGTTATCTGGAGATGTTACTACAGGACCACCTGATACGTACCATGACTCACCTTCGTATCCAATTTGGAACTCAGTTGAAAGTCCAGTATAGTCGTCACCTGTGTAAGATGATACTGTTTCTACATTCACGTAAGGACCAGCAAATGCTGCACCAGCTAATAGGAATGGAGATGCTGCTACTGCAGCGATTGTTGATTTAAAATTCATGATTGTTTTTATTGTCTCGCAAGAAAAAATCCTGCGGATGTTAGACCACCCCGACATGGGGGTCTTTGAATCTACGCAGGGTTACGATCTTTCGAGTCCTTCGTAATGTTATTTAGTATATCATAATACATTCTTAATGTCAAGTGTGCCAGTTTCCAAACTGTCCTTCTTTGTCACACGCTTGATCATCTTAGCATACATCACTTCAGAACGTGAGTACATACCAGGATTTTCCTTTGCTAATCTAATTAATTTCTTCGCTGTTTTGTGATTGGATTTTCTTGAGTTGTCTACCATATTCATCTAG